AGTATCAAGACCGTTGATCATAATCTTACCATAGAATTCAGGACGTACCATTTTCTTAGCATACCTAGTCATCACACCTTTTCTTGGAGTAAAGTTATCAGGATCATAAACTAATGGAGTCATAATTAATGGAATATATGGAGCATAAACAGCACCTGTTTCTAGGAACTGTGCACCTCTATATCCAACTAATATAGTATTCTCAGTCATATAAGGATTCTTGTAAACTTGGAATCTACTATTAATAGAACCAACTTTCTGAACACCCATTGCAAACTGCATTTTATCGCCATCTGTATCAGCAGCATATCCTGGAATTGATTCTAGAATAGTTGCTACAGTTGGAGAACATACTAGGAAGTTCGCTCCACCTCTTAATGTTAATTGGTGAATCTTGTTCGAAACTTTTTGTATTTTAGTACCTAAAGTTTGGAACCATGTTCCTTGGTTATATGCTTGTGCTGTTGCATTACCTTGATTAAATGAATTAGTTGCTGTATCAAATTCAAATCCAATCTTAGCAGACCATCTTTCAACTGTTTGAGCATTTTGGATTAACATATCTAAAATTTCTAAATCAATTTCTTGCGAAACATATTCAGATAACATAGAAGTTAATTCAGCCTCAGCATCAACTGAATGATAAGCATTCAAGTCTTGAGCAAATTCTGGACTCCAGATTGCTTTTAACTTTCTTGTCTTAGCAACAATTGCCTCAGATCTCATTTCAAGATTGATTTCTGGAATATTTAGATTAGCGCCTTGCGAATTGTTATATCCATCAGCATCTTGTGTATCCTCAAAATCGCCTCTTGCTGTCTCAGTTGGTGCAGAATGATAAAATACTTTATATGCGCCACCTGCTGTATTTACAGCATTTGTTGTTCGAACTAAGAATGCAATTGATTCTGTTTCAGTAGCATTTGGAGCTTTAGCAATTCTAGTAAATTCCGGAAATACTCCTAATATACCTGAACCAGAAACATTAAATGCTCTAATACCGCTCATATCTGGTCTTGTTAATAAAGACTTAGATACTGTTAATACTTTTCCATAATGTCCATTAGTTTGGAACGATGCAGATAATTCAGCATTGTAATTAGTAAAGTAATCAAATGCAGCACCCCTTAAGTTCGGGTTACCATCTACAACAAATGTTTCTGTTCCTACTGTGAATGAACCTGTTTTTATTCCACCATCTGCTAAATTAATAGATGCAGATAAATCATTAATAGAATAACCAAATCTACCTGGTCCATAAAGACCTTCAGTTGCACTTGTTCCTGCAACTACATTAGTTCCTCCATTACCCGCATCAGTAATACCAAATACTGAATCTGCTTGTGATGTTCTACCTTGACCTGTTAAAAAGTCATTTCCACCTACATTAGATCCATCCGTACCTTGTTTAGTTCCATATTTGAAATCTAAATAAAATACTAGACCTGATGGTAAGTTCATTGGTTGAACAGAAACAAAATCTTTAGCAGCTATTTCAGCAAATATTCTTCTAACTAATGGAAGGGCAACACCCGACCACTCTTCAGAATTAGCTGACGTACCTGTTGAAGACGCTTCTGTTACCAGTTGCTTGGCTTGATTCTCTAAAAGAACCGCCATGCCTTTCTCTTCAACCTCATTATTCAAACCTTCCAAAAGACCTGTTCTTTCCCACTTTCTTTCAAGTTGGAGTGCAACAGCATTTTGATTAGCATTTGAATTTTGAGGTAATAATGAATTAATATTCATGAGTTTTTCTCCTCTTTATTTAATTTTAAAGATTAGCTAACTTTTTCCAACGAGCTGCTAAATCATTACCTTCAGAAATTACTTGTTTCTTTGGTTTTGTTGAGCGGCTAGCTTTCGAAGCATAGCTTTCTTTGATTGTTCTTTTTGTTTTTTTACCATTTATATTAAATGATTCAGATAATGTAGCAAATACTAATTTAACCTCTCTCAATGATTGAGCGCGGTCAAAGTTTTCAATTACTTTCATTTTCTGTCCTTCATTTAATGAATGATTTCTAAACAACTTGTTTGAGAATAATAATTTTGCATTTAGAAGATTGACTTCATTAATTTTAGACTTTAAGAATCTGATAACATTATAAGCTTCTTCAAGCTCTTTTTCTTCTGTTTCATCAACTTTTTTGTCTTCATAATCTTCTTCAACTTTATCTTCACCCTCATCCTCTCTTAAGGCTTTAATGATTTCATCCATTGTTACATCTTTGTCATCATCTTCGTCCATTTTTTCTTCCTCGGTTTCAGTAAGTTCACCTTCTCCTGGATCATCTGTATCATCGCCTGAAGCCATATCAACTTTATTATCACCTTTACCTATATCAGATGAATCAGAAACCTCTTCCATTGGGTCTTCTTCTAATTCTCTTAAAATAGCTTCAAGTTCTAAATCTTCTTCCATGTCTTCTTCTTCAGATACTTCTTCTCCTTCCATGTCTTCATCAACTGGTGCACCTGCTGCAGCATCCATACCGTTACCATTGGTTTCAGTAGGTTCTTCAGCAGTTTCATCCATTTCTTCACCTTCCATGTCTTCAGATGTAACAACATCTTCGCCACCTTCGGGTGCAGGAACTTCATCAATTTCAGCAACTGGTTCATCTTCCATACCTTCTTCTTCAGAAAGTTTAGCAGATAACATTGATTGAATCCTTGGAGTGAAAGCTTCTTCTAATGCAATTTTTGCATTGGCTAATGCTGTTTCTCGTACCGCTTTCGCGTCAGCAATGGCCTCTTTAAGCAAATCTGTTTTTGCCATAGTTTTTCTCCTCTTATTTAATTTGGAAATAAGGTTATTATAAACCTTAATAGATTGAGTAATTAATTACTCGTTAATAGATTGATTGAGTGACAGTATATTGGAATACTG